AGTAAAATGTGTCCATGAATTTGTTATACAAGGAGTAAATTCTCCCATAGCAATTTTTTCTTTCATGATATTACTTTGTTTTTCTGATATTAATTTTTTTTCTTCTATAGACATATTGTTTCTTTTTATAACACTAAGATTATGTTTATCTGAATTTTTCATAGCAATAGACATTTTTAATTTAGTTTCTTCCGATCTTTTTTTACCCCTGCAAGAATTTGCTCTTTTAATTTTTTCATCTTCAGTTTGTATACGTTGTGAAGATATAAAACTACTTCTACTTTTTTTGCATTCATTATTGTTACATATATCAGAATAATACATACCTTGTTGATTTACAAAATGTCTTTTATTACCACACCCACATTTAGGCATTATTTTTATATTTTTAATTAGATTAAAAATGAGTTCTTTGTAACTATAACACCAAGTATATTTTGTTGATATCATATTATCCATTAAAATTTTACATTCTGAATAATATCTATCTAATTTATCTTTATTTGTATAGTTAGGATTTATTCTGTTATTCTTTACTACATAATTTAAAATATTTTCTTCAGTATATTTAATAGCACTCATATAAACTCCATATATGTTTTAATACTAATGCTATTTATATTTTTTCATAAAAATTTTCAATTGATATTTGTTCTATTAATCCAGTCTTTTTATTTCGCACTGTAATCATTGATTCACCTGCTATACATTCATCAATAATTAAACAACTAACAGAACGACCTCTAATGGCACTGGAACTTGTTGAAGAAGCAAATGCATAACTTCCATTCTCTAATCTAATAGATTTAGAATTCCAAGATCTAACACCTTGTTGTAACCATTTTGGAAGTAATTCATATGCTTGTTTTATTTTCCGTAAAATATCAACAGCATTGGCTTCTTTATTGGCTAATATTGCAACAGTTTTGTCTTTATTGAATAATAGATAATGCAGAACATAAATTTCAAAAGATGTACTTTTACCAATCTGACGAGCTGCTAGAACAATATTGAATCTATTATTTTGGAATGAGGTTATCATATCTCTTTGATAATCTCTCATTTGAATTTTGTGTAGACCGGTATCTATATCCAACACATGGTGGTAGCGCTCAGCAAAATAAAATATATCATCTCTGCATTTGAGCCATTCTTTTATATGATTTTCTGTCCAAGGGAGTTTTGTATTTGATTTTTTGAGTGCTGAATTTCCATCAAAAGCAATGGTATTTCCTTCAGCATCTAATTCAAAATCTTCTGGGTAGGGAGTTGTTAAATTTTCATTCATTTAAAATACTTTAATAAAGGAACTCATACATCACTGCATGAGTTCCTTTAATATAATTTTAGTTTACTGTTTTAAAGATGTTATTAGTAAAGTTTGCTAATCCATCCATACCAGCTGATTGTGAAAAACCATTCATACCAGTATAATCAACATACATAATTCTAAAGAAATCAGAATCACCAATACCGGTACCTGTATCTTGTGGGTGTCTAATATATCCATAACGATTGAAAGACAATAGATGTTTTTGGAACATTGGTTCACTTCCATCTGCTTCAATAATTGTATTCAAGTAAGGCGAGAAGATTAAACCAGCATCACCAGATGCTTCAGATTCAAAACGATATCCCACAAGAATATAACGATCATTTGCATACATATCACAGTATAAAGGATAGGCGCCAATTTTGCCTACATAGTAAGGATTATCTTTATCTGGTTCAGCAACAACGTGCCATGGATTGACTTGTAAGAAAGCACAAGTGACACTATCTGCTAATACAAAGAAAGTTCTATTTCTTTTTGTTGCTCTTACGATATCTTCACCAGCTAACATGATGTTACCAATTAGATCATTTCCTACACCCATTAGATCATTTGTCATACCAATAGAATCTACTAATCTAATATCATGCCCAATCGGAGTTGCAATGTCTTTAAGATATGTAATAACTTCACGATCAATTTCTTGACGAATATCATTAGCAATAACTTTACCGGCGTGTTCTTTATAATTAAGTCCATAAACAGCTTGAAGATCTTGAAGTCTTTCTGTTGAAAATTGTGTCTTGATTTTTCTTGTCTTTGTATTCATTACAACAGTTCTAGTCTCATAAGAAACAGTTTTTGTTGCTGTATTTGCAGCTGCACTATCTGTCCAATAATCATTTCCGTTAGCTGAATACTTATATAAGATCTTTTTAATTGATGTTCTATTTACAGAAGTATAAATGATAGGAACTTCATTAACACCACTTATAGATGTTGAAGTTGTAATTAAACTTGCATTATCTGTAGGACATTTAATTACCATCATTGTTGCAGTAGCAGCTACATTTGTGTAAGGATCACCTGAACCACCTGAACCTGTAATAGTTGAATAAGGAACATTTTCAGTATAAAGAATTTTTGCAGTAACAGCAGCTCCAGATACTTGATATGTATTACCTACTACAAATTGATCACCCGACACTGCATTGACAGCAATAATTTTTGTGTTTTCAAGATATGCTTCTTGAAAAACATCATTCTTATCTCCTGTATAGAAAGCATAGATTGCAGCTACTTTTCCTACTGGGCCATTAATTGGTTGAATATCAGCAATTTGAGAAACAAGAGTTTCAGGATACAATTTTTCGATCAAAGGAACGATTAATGGCTCCCATCCACCCATATCTGTTGTATTGCTTGATTCTTTCAGAAAGTTTTGTCTAAGTGCTTCATTTAAAAGTTTATAATCTTTTTTCATAGTCGATTGACCGTCCTATATAAAGTGTTAAAAGTGTTTTAATTACTTTATTTATTGTTTTGATGTTTATCAAAAAGAGTTTGTAGGTCATTAGGCGTCCCACTGAACACAAAATTATTTACAGTCCCCGTATTGATAGCTGAATTACAAGTTTCCATTGTATTAAATTTAGAATTCTTCTGTCTCATTTTTTCGATTTCAGAAATCATTTTATAGACTTCCATTATCAATTTCAAATTATTAGCAATGCTATTCTGTAGATTTGTTAATGCATCTAATTGGCTTGCTTTAAGATCTCCAATGTCAAGTTGCATTGCAGTATCAAGTATTCTTTGACCTTTGGAAATTAGACTTGTTAAATTCTGTTTAATCATTAGAAAATCAGTTTTTAACATCGATGTTGAAAATACATCTTCATCAATTACTGCTACTTCAGTTGAATGAATAATTTCAGGAAGAAGTGGTTCTTCAATTTCTGAAACAAGACTATCAAGATCTTCAATTAATGATTTAGCTGCTCCAAATTTTTTACTAAGTTTTTCTAATTTTTCATTCTTTGCCATCTTCATTCCTTTATGGGATTGCTATGTCAGCACCCGAACCTGTTCTATTATAGATATCCTTATAAATGTATTTTATTGTTGCACCAGCTGAAACAATTGGTGATACATAGATATTTGAAGCAGTTGTCGGAGTTGATCCATATGTATAGTAAATTCTGACTGGTATATCTGAATCAAATGTTAATTGATCTTCAATAACAGTTGCAGTGATTGAAGGATTATTCAAGAAATTAAATTCTAAATCTTTAGGAATAGAAGAAACACTATTAGTATCCATTGCATATGTTGTTAATGTGCATGATTCTGTTAATACTAAAGGTGTTGAATAAGCAGATGCGGCACTTGAATTAATTGAATAATAAATTGTTGCATCTCTATTAACATTAAATGTAGCAGTCACTGGCCAAGTTGCTGTAACTGGATTTGTATCAATTTCAGGAATTAATATTTGATCTCCTGTAACCGAATATGTTACAAACAATGGTGTATATAAAATTGTTGTAGTTGTTTCAAATGTTTGATAATCATATGTATAAGCAACAACTTTTAATGTTTGTAATTCATTTATATTTTCATTAATCAATTCATTAGTTGTATATTTTTTTATATTAGTTCTTTGCCAATCACTTGTATTATCAAGAGGTGATGTTGTTGAAGATGTATCTCTAATACATCTATAATAATTAGAATAAAGATGATTGACTAAATCATCTACTACATAAGACCCTGAAGCAGACCAAACTGGATTTGAAGGAACAGTGAATTTTTTAGGTGTTGTTCCATCTGTTGTGTACCAGATTGTTGCATAACTATCAAGACCAATTATTTGAATTCCATCTGTACTTTGAGCTATTACTATAGGTGTTTCTCCTAATACAGAATGAAAAAAACTCTTCTCATAAATGAAATCTTTACTCTTTAAAAATGTTCTAATTTTATATATGCCGGGACTCTGAAAGACATGAGTAACACCAGCGGTATTAATATCTTCATAAGGTTGTATAACAACATTACTTGTTCTTTCAGATAGATTATCTGCTAATCTATCATCAAAGAACCAGATTAAAATATCATCTTTGCATGGAGTATAATTTTCAATATCAGCAACAAAAAGAATTCTTTCATATATTGACAAGATATCATTGCCACCACTAGGTGTTAAATTATAAATATCTTCTACTTTAAATATACTCATATTATAAAACCCATGAATCAGCTGAAGTTGGAGTTGTTAACATTACATTTGCACTAACAGCTGGAATTCCCCAACCAGAAGCACCTACATACCGTAAATGCATATCATTATATAGTATTCCGTCATTATATTCATATGATCCACTAACTGCACCTGACACTGCGAATTCACCTAGATTGTTTACTATATTAATCATCTTATAAACAGGATTTAATGTTGGATCTGTTCTATCAGCAAATTCGCCATATGGATCTGGATTCTTTGCGACTTGTACATATTGTTCAAATTTTGAGAATGATGGATCAGCTGAAACTGGCGAATCTGTTAAAAAGTAATTTGTATCAATTTGATTAATTATACTTGATGATACTCTTTTTGGTAAATAGTAATTTGTTTTAACTATAAATGTTAAAATGAAAATGAAGACTCTTTCATCTAATTCACTTAATTCTTCTGTTATATCAGGTGATATAGTTGATAAGATAAAAGGAATAGATTCAGATGGTTTATCATCAAATAATTTTATATCAAGTGATAATGAAGGAGTGAAAAAAGGAATTATTTGTTCAACTACTTGTAGACATTCATCTATATTTCTTGCTATAATAGAAAGATCAATAGAAAGATTATAAGGAACGGGCGCATAAACTTTTTTAGATCTATCATTAATGTAATCTTTTAATTCAACAGTCTTACATAAATGACGCATGGGATCATAATCCATGCTTGTCATATTAACAGACATTCTAGGTAATTGCCATTGAAGTTCAACTGGATTCCTATCAACTATATCAGGATCAAATCCTTTTCTTGCAGTTTGAGATTTAAGAACTTGTAACCATTTTTCTGTTGATGCCCATTGAATCGGAACTCTGACAAATTTATGAGGAATGACACCAGAAACGGGATCTGTTTTATATTTCTGTATAGCAACATTACTAAAGAAGTCTAGGAAGGAAGTCATAACCTTACGTGTTAAATTATGGGAACCAAAATAACTAGCTTGCAAAATTAAATCCTTTTAAAGTGTCAATGGATCAACTTCTGTTGTATCCACAATTGAATTTGTAACACCAGTGATTTCATATGTATTAACTTCTAAATTATTTTCACTATTAACTTCTGTTGCTGTAGGTGATACATTCCAAATTTCATCAGCAACAATAATTTGTTTATCAAGTGCTTCTATTTCAGCTGGGATTCCGTTATCATTACTTGAATCGATTTCAGAATGATCATAGACATATGCTTTGCAAGAGATTTTATAAGCTGAACGATTTCCAAAGAGATAGAAAGCGGGTGCTGTTTCGTCTTCTATATGAATGACTTCAAACAATTTTTTTGCTTTAGGAATATAGACAAGATCATTATACTGAGGATATAAAGCACCACTAACAGCATTATTTCTAGCTTGAGCAAAAGTTCGTTTAGGGCAATGTAAAGTGCATTCATCATTGATTTGAAGACCGAATTTGGTATACATATCACCCGCGCCTCCCCATGCATCTGTTTCTTCAACAAATAATCTAAGAGGTGTTCCTTTTTGAATTTTCTTATACAGATATTCGCCAAATATGGGTTCTGCTGTATTCACTTCACGTTCTAACCATATTACATCTGTTCCATGATGATATGTAAATTCACAGTTAATGCTATCATATAAACTTGCTTCATTTTGTTCATCAATGGAATAAATTTCGTTAAATTTAAATTGAGGAAGACCACCCGCAGCTGAAGTTGCGGGACTTGCATCAAAAAATGTTAAGAAATTTACAGAAGGATTAGACATATAAAAACCCTAATAATGTTTATCTTTATTTATAACGTCATTAGAAACAAAAAAAAGGCAACCCAGTTAAGAGTTGCCTTAATTATATTACTTTACAAAAAAGTAAAGTCTATTATTTTAATTTTTACCCGATTTGGAAATCAGCCGGCAATTTATAAGTATTATCTAATTCTTCTCTTAATCTAACTAAATTTTCCTTTGCCTCATTCATTATACCTTCATAATTTAATTGCCCACCATTAGGTAATGTCGAGCCTGCATACTTCATAAGATTCACTGCCCATTGATATCTTGCACGTTCAACAGCCATTGCCTTAACCCATTTATGATCATATAGATTTGTTGTTTCACCACTAACAGTAGTTGACCCAAAGGTAACTGTCCCAGTTGTAGGAGTTAACTTTTTATATACATGAATGAATAAATGATTATTCGCAGCTGGAGTTTCAAACAAATGCAGATTCTTTGAAAAGCAATTGAAATCAAACGAAATTTTCTTACCCAATAATAGATTCATTGTTGCAAGCATCTCAAAAGTAAGTTCATATTGTAATAGATTAATTTGGCCTGCACCTTTACCATATAGATCAGCTGCAATAAAATTGTTTATATGAAATGGATTAGTAAGAGGCGATCCTTGTGACCCCATTCCGGCAAATTCATTTCCGTATACTCCAAGAACAGCAAATACATCATATGGCAGAAGATATGTTTGAATACCTGAAGCAACTTCAGTATAGATATATCTTTCGATAACGCCCGAATATGCTTCCATTGTAAATTCTTCAATTGTATCATCTATAGAATCATCAATTTGATCTTGTGTCAATTCGACATTTACGACACCACCGCCGAGTTTACGCAAGATATATTGTTTTAATAGATCTTTAGAATATATTTTAGGAAAGGCACTCATTATCTATTTCCTTTTTTGGTTTTTTTATTCTCTACCAAAAGATTTTCTGTTTCTTCAGTGAATTCTAATGTTTGTTCTTGTTCTACTGTTTCAAGGGGTGTTATATTTTGAACTGCTTCTAAAGAAGGTTCGATAACAGGAACTTCTCTTAGAGGTTGCGGGGTAATATTAATGAACAAGTCAGGAAATTGATTTGCTAAACTTTCATTGACAATAATTTGATCATGATAATATTTTGTAGTACCGAATGCATCAGTTAATATAAATGATTTTTTATTAGGAGCATTAACTTTATATTGATTCATTATCGAATTCCTTTTACTTTAAATGGTTTGCATAAAGAATAGAAACCACATCTATCACACCATTTATTAGTTTTTTTCTTAAATGTAGAATCATCTTCAACAGTATTTATTTTATCTTGATATGTCTGGATAAAATCTTCATACTCATTTCTGTTTATATTGAAAATTTCATTATTCTCTTGCTCTATATAATAAAAGATTGCTTTGATATTATCAACTAAAGGATAATTTCTAAATGCCCATATAAGGTAAAGATATAATTGTAATGGTGTTCCTTTACTCTTACCAGTTTTCCAATCAATAATTATTAGATCTTTTTCAGTTACTTGCCCAAGATAATCTATATAACCATAGATCATCGATTCTTCTTTTGTATCAACTACATTAAAATTTGAATCAAGAAAGAATTCCTTTTCAGAGAATAATCTATATTTCTTCAGCAAAGGAATTAGTGTCTTATCTGAATCTAATTTAGATTTGAATTGTGTTATATATTTAGTTTTATTAGATAAATTTTCATCAAACTTAAAATCAAATTTAGGTGGAATATTAGGGAAATGTTCAAAGAGGTGATGAAAGAAAGTACCCTTTTCAAGAATAGCATTGTCTTCTACAACTTCAATATTGTCAATGTATTTGAATTTAAATTTTTGGGGGCAGGTGGTATAACAATTTAACTTTGAATAACTATAAGGGTAATATTTCATTCTTTCATTATAAACTAAATTTTTGATTTTGTCAAGTAGAAGACATTACAGAAGAACCAGAAATTAGTGTGCCACCTATACCAGCTGTTAGATCACCAATCGATGCAGCTGGTAAATTATCTATATCTGTAATATCAACACCTGTTACAATAATTCCTGTATGGCCACAATAATATAGAACAATATCTGTAACTCTAGCTGCAGGAAGATTTTCAATACTGACAACAGAAGAACCAGTTATGATTTGACCCAAAGGAGCTCTATGACTTCCACTACCATGAGGAAATGCCAATGCTAAATCAGTGACTCTTGTTAATTCATTAGCCATTAAAACCTTTTACTATCCATCCCATTTGATCTAGGAATTCTTTTGCTCTTAATTCTGTTTTTATGTGTTCCTTTGCATCGAATGATAAATCTTTAGTGATAACTGGATAATTAAACAGAATATACATTGAATGTTCATGTTTACTTTCGTTTATTGCATCATTAAAAGCATTCATTAAAATACTTGAACATTCACAACAAGAATTAAATTGATTTAAGAAATCATTGTTTAATGTATCTGGTAAAATAAAACTTTCGAATGGATCTAAGAATCCCATGCAATATTCATTAGTAGGAAATAGTTCATGTTCATCATCAATTGATGGGCAATCGCAATCATCAATTTGACAGATATATTTTTGAACAAGAAATCCTAATAGTGACATTAGGATTCCATTGAATTTAATTCTTAATTTATTAAATCTAAAATCACATTCTTCCTGAAGTTCAGATATCTCTTCGGGTGGTAGATTTAGATTTTGCAACCAAATTTTATATTGATGAGCTTTATAAATCATTTTACTCTTACAACAGCATCTTTATATCTGACAGCAATATATTCAGATTTTGCATGATCAATAACATAGTTTTTCAATTCAGTTGTTTCTGGGTGTCTTGACCATTGTCTTCTATCTTCTAGACCCATTCTAAAAGCACTGAAAGCTCCGTCGGACTCAAGATCTAACATGGTGCAATTTCCTTCTTGTGATACTTTCATAATTTTTCCTTTTTATGCCTTCATTAGATAATATGCGAATTCTGCAACTTGATCTTGTTTATCCCATTTTTTAGCTTCAAGTTTTTTTATTAGTTTTTGTGTTATTTCATCAATATATTCTGCACCCATATCCAATGTTCTTCTAAGAACATCTTCAAATGCATAATAACGTTCCCAATCATTATCATGATATGCATTATATACTTTCTTAGCTACATCTTTAATACCTTTAAAGAAACTATTTTTATCTTTCAAATCGATTGCTTCAGTGATTAATTTGAATTCAGCAGAGCAATCGATTGATTCCATAGTTATAGATCTTTGTTTAGACCTATTGATTAACATATAATTACCTTCATGATTTACATAGAAATTCCGGCCCGGATTTGATTTTGCCCATTGTCTAATTTCTTCTGATTTAGTATGTTTTGCCCATCGATGAAAAGTTTTCTTTCCTTTTTGGAAGGAATGAAATTCGTGAGCATCATCTAATGAAAAGCATTTATGACCTCTACATTGTGGTTCACCAATAACTGATGATGCTTGAGCCATATCTGCAGCTCCACTTTCTTCATATAACAATTCATGTAATGTTTTCATAAAAATTCCTCAATAGAAGTTATTTTTTTCTCTTCTAGTATTTTTTCAATTTTATTTGCAAATAGAATAATGTTGTATTCCATTTCATTTTTACTTTCTCTTATTATATATGAATTATCTAGTTCTTTAATTAAATCTAACATAATTAATTGTTTTTGATATGTTAAATTTGTTAAATCTTCTTTAAGAATTGTTTGGTGAGAATTCACATAATATTTAACAGAATCTTTGAGAAGATAAGCTGCAGATAACATAAAAGCAAGTCTAGATTGCCCAATGAATTTAGACATGATTCTTTTGACATTGCAGACAAATCTATCAAGAACTGTCCATGCCTCTCTTTCTTCAGAAGTAACAGGAGTTTTTAATTTATTTCCTTGATCATCGATTATACCAAGTTGACATGCATCCCATTCTGCCCATGGTTTTGTCAATTTCTTCAAAACTACGTAGGTGACAATGGTAGAACTTAAATTTTCATTTATTAAATAACCCATTAAATTATTCCTGAACTTCAGATTCTACAGCCTTCATTTTATCTACATTAAGATCATTAATATGACTAATTAAATATAGAACACTTTCATGATAATCGATATCTATGAGTTCCATAAAGATCAACTGCATTTTACTAATATCTAAGACATTATTTAAGATTTTTAGGATATTAATTGCTTCAAGTGTATTAACATCTTTATCATTTCTATTCATCTTACTTAGAACAACATTAAGTCTTTTTATTGACTTAATATCTTCATCTATCATATTAGTAATACGATAACAAGTATAATAAGGTGCTATTCTAATATGTAGATTAGTTATATCATTCACTTAATTAAATGCCTTTAAAATTTCATCAACAGTATTATATGTGTCTTTATCAATAAAGAAACAACTTGCATCACGATCATAATCACCATCAGCAATTAATTTTCCGTCTTTTACTACGTCAGTCGAGGATCCTTCGTTTCCACGATTGTATGAATACACTTTGATTTTTCCTTTTACACCAAGCAATTTAGCATCACCATACTTATGCATCAATTTATCAAAGTAGGCATCACCAACAGGCTCACTAGGAAATTGACGTTTCTTAACTTCTTCTTGCAAACGTTGTTCCAATAACTGACTGTATAATTCTTTTATCTCATCTCTTGCCATAATATTATCCTCTTATTGTATATATTTTTGAAGTTTCTTAAACCATTTTTCAGTAGCAACTTCTTTAGACATTGTTGTTTTGAAGGATTCAAAATCATCTGTTTTTAATGCCTTTCTAATAGCAGTCCCAGATACACTATCATCACCAGAACGTTCAAACGCAACAACAGTTATGTTTAAATTCAATTCATCTTCATATCTATTTAGCATTGCTTTATATGTAGCTTCTCTATCATCACCACAAAAGAACTTTACCGGTTCTTTTCCTTCTTCTCTTAGAATATTAGTTATTTCACCAATAAAAGCACCACTAACTTGATGAACAGTGACTTTCGAACCAAATATTTCAGATAGCATTTCTTTTTGTATTTCAAAAGGAAATGGAGATTTATCAGCATTTTTAGCACTTGCTTTCACAAGAAAAACTTCAGTGATATCGCCATCAATAATTCTCTTGCAATGAATTTTATGGGGGGGCTGGAGTCTTCCGATGAATATATTAACTTTTTTCTTGCCCGGTTCAGTAATATATTTAGATAGATCTAATGCTTCATTTATGAATTGTCTGAATCTCTGTAGCCTCATAATAGTTTCCTGAAGTTTCTTTATTTTCTAATATACATCCTTTGCCTGTATTAGCACTACAGACTAATTGATGTTTCCAACAATCATTACACCAACCTTCTACCATTTTATCACCTATTCTTTATAATTTGCTATCAAAATTAATAATTCATCTAATGTCATACCATTTTTATCAAATTTAGAAATATTTTCTTCCCATTTAATTAATCTTAAATTACAAGGATGTGATATAATTTCAATAGGGATATTATTTTTATAACCATAAGATACTGATACAATATGATCTAATTGAATAGCATTATTAGTTCCATTTAATCCTCTATTTTTAATCCATTCATCACCATAAATTTGTTTTGCTACTGTATATGATTGTGATTTTACAGCCTGTTTATAATATTTCATTTTCTTTCTATCAGGGTGATCTAATGGTAAAAGTTCGCCATTAGATATTCTAGTTTGCATTGCCCGTTTACCATTTGCTATTCTTTGTTCGGGTGTTAAAGATGTCATCACTTTATCAGCAAATTCTTTTTTGTGCATAACATGAATTACACCATATTTTTCTAAACAAGTATTTTTCCGTTTTTCAGTAATAATTTGTTCTGCTTCATTTGTTTTCTTTCTTTTTCTTGATATTTGCTTTCCGATTTCTTCTTTACCATATTTTTCTAATTTTGTAGCATAAACACGTTTCCAAATATCAGGATCATTTTTATGAGCATTTCTTATACCCTCTAATAGATTTTTTTTATAGATTGCTTTTTCTTCAGGGGTTTTATTATTATTAGTTTCTTTTTGTTTAACATATGCTAATTCATGGGTACCATTAGCAATTCTGCCTTTTAAAATTCTTTCAGCACGATCTTTAGATTTATTAACACATTCTCTTGAACAATAACGGCGATATCCAAAAAATAATCCAACAAATTCGGTATCTTTTCCACATTCACATTTATTTTTATTTTCTCCATCAATATACTTTATATAATATTCTTCTACTGTTATATTATGTTTTTTTTCGATATGTCTTGATAAAAATAAATTACTAATTGTTTCATTACATATTGCACAAACAGAAAAACTTTTTTCTTTCATGATTTAGTCTCCATAATAGTATTTCTTCTACTATTTATGAACTCTAAACAATCAACAAAATTCATTTTCTATTTAATGACATATTAGCGTTCATACGACTAAATTCGGTTCTGTCGACCAGCTTAATTACATAATTACTAAATTTATCTGCAATAACAAATCCTTCTGATTTTGTTACTTTATATCCATCTGGTGTTTCAACAAAAAACTTTGTATCACGTAATTCTTCTAACTTACTTATCAGCATATTTTTTGCATCAACAAATAAATTGAAAATACTATAAATTAATTTTAATTGTCCTTCAGAATCAATCAACATCTTAACAATAACATTCATAGCATCTGTTTTTTGTTGCTTTGATTTATCTGTTTTAACTTTATCAATTTCTTTCTGATATTTTTCTTTTATATATTCAGGTAAACCTTTTACTATAGCATCAATATTTGTAAAACTTTCGTCAGCTGCAATTTTCTTATTGTTATAGGATTTAATTAATATCTGATTATCAACTATAAAATCAATTAGTTTAGAATCAAGTTTTTTGGAACTTTGTTTAATATTAGAAACAATAGCATCATATTGTTTAGTTTCAGATTCAGTAAAAAATACCTTGCCTGATAAATCTTCTATAGTAGAAGTTTGCCACCAAACATCTGGTGATTGAACAAACATAGTTTTTGTTATACCCCAATTGATTTTCATTTCTTGAATTGTATTACCATCGTATGTACAATGAAAAACAATTCCGATTTTAGCTCTATTAATAGTGTCTGCTAAATCGGAATTTGTGGGTACAGCAAATGTCAATGTATTTGCTCTAAATGTTATGTAATCATCACCGTCAATTGTTTCTTTTTTCTTATTAGAATCAGTAAATAATAAATCGCCTTGTATTATTGTGTTCTTAATAACAGAAGGTAAGTATTTGAGTGCAATTGACATTTTATCAGCTAGATCTGCTGAATGTCCATACATTTCTTGAATATCAGAATCAGTGTATGCTAATTTTGGATTTTGTGAAAATGCAGATTTGGTTGCGACAAAGAACTTTTTATTTTCGGGATTAATACCAGCCACCAAAGAGGGGCTTCCATCCCATTTTGATTGTGTAATGACTTTTGATTTAGAATGGCCTTTCATAACATCATGCATATATTCAAGGAATTTTATAGCTTGATTTACGCCAACAATACCTTCATTGAAGATGAAATCATCCACGTGCTCCAAATGTTTCATCTGGCTTAATTGTGATGTATTTTTTGCTTCATTTATAAATTTACGAAATCTAATGAATTTTAACAAAAGGTCCTCCAGCACCATCTTCTTTTTTAGCTAAATAAACAAAATCTGTAATCAATTCATCTCTATCATCTTTTTTTAATGAAGTGAAATAATAAGCTAGAATCATATTCTGTAATTTTACACAAACAGATGATTCGACAATAAATGGTTCATTTTGATAAACTGTTTTCATTGTATCCATAAATTCATTAGTTTGAATTTTAGTGACAGCAAAATTAGCACCCGAAATTGTTTGCCAATATTTTTTCCACTTTGATTGTTCTTTCATAAAATCTTCATAGGATAAAGGTACATCTTTCCAAGTAGGATTAGAAAAATTATATCTATCAAAAACATTAGCAATTCCAGCTTTAGGTACTTTACCTAATCTTGCAGCTGCAATTCGACCCATGATTTCAAATTGACAATTAGTTTTTAATGATGATCCACCAAATACTCTTGATTGCCCTTTTAATATTGTTCCTGAATCTGAAGATTTTATGACACAACTCAATTCTGGTGTTATAAAGTTATTTTTAAAATCTAATGCCATATATAAGTTAACAGTATCTAATTCATAAAATATATCACGTTTCTTTTTATCAACATTAGTAACTTCACAATGAGCTATCTTACCTGTCTTTTTCAAAGATATTCCAACAAGTATTTTTTGATTAAATAAATTAATCATATAAGCATTAAGTTGATCAATAGAATTAATTAATTCTATATCATCCATAATACCTTTAATTTTGCCTTTTTCATACATCCAAATATCAGCTGGATTCCATGCATCTTTTTGAGGATATTTGAATTTCTTTTTAATTATATCAGATATAAAATCCATGAATTTACAATCACGTTGTATTTCATAACCACTGATACCTTTACCGCCCCACCACTTTTTATATGCTTCTGCTTGTGCAATAAAACATTGGTACCATTTATCATCACAATCGGGATATTCTTTTTTTATATCTTCAATTGAGGCGTGTTTATTTGTTTTTAAATATGTTTCTATTGCAATACATGAGGCATTTTCTTGTTTTTTAGTTGATGCCGCATCTTGAGAACTTGTTGGTGCATTTTTACTTGAAACAATGAATGCTATTTTAGCTCCATTAAGATTATATTTAACTGTTTTACTATCTTTGGTGACAAAGTTATCACGTTTTTTAACAATTGCATCGAAGTTATCTTTTGATACTTTTACTTCATATTGAGCTGAACTAACTTGAAATTTACCTTTTTCATCACCAAAGAATTTACTTTCTTCAGGTAATATTTTTTTAATTTCAGTAAGAAAAGATTTACATAATGCATCTTTTGTATTTTTATATACAGCATCAAAGACTAAATTATATCCCATAGTATTACACTTTATACATTTGAGCAAATCTTTTTAATGCTGATATTGCACTTGTCAATTCGATGGGTGGTGTTTTATAAACATCATTCTCCATAAAATCGCCATGTATATCTTCTAATATTGAAGCAGTCTTTTCAATATAACTGATTGCTCTTGCTTGATCAAATTTTTTGGGTTTGTTTGATTTCTTTTTTTCTACTAAGATTTCAAGTATATCATTAAATTTCATTTGCTTTATCTGCAACCTCTTTTAACTTTCCAAAATATTTATCTAATGCTTTCACTATAGCAGAAAGAGGTGAAGGTTTTTTAATGTCTCTCCAACCACATTTCTCTTTAATACCCCTTTTCCAATCACGATATCCACCAGCAGTAGATGACTCCAATGTCAAACCAGTTCCTATCAATTCCCCTGTTTTTCTATCAAATGCATCATGAATCCAAAACGTCATCCATGCAGGATCATTCTGAATAATTCCATTTGACCATTCACTTTTATCTTTCCCAATAGCAAAATCTACACCAATTGATTCATTGGGTCCTAATGAAGATCCTGTTATACTGATATAGGAATTAGGAAAATGTTTTCTTATTGTTTTTTCGATTGCTGTTTTTGTTGTTTCAAGAGTAATTTTTTCTTCTTCTTTGAGCAATGAGACAAATTTTGTATTCATGAAAAATCTCCTTTTACTTTGTTATTATTTATTGAAATAGAAAAACCTCACATGATTATAATATCACATGAGGTATTCTTTTATAATAAAAAATTAATTAAATATTAGGTTGTAGAAATTCTTTGACCTTTTTTGATTTTATGGGTTTGTTTAAATTTAGAATATTTGGCTGCCCATTTCTTGCCAGCTGCACTTTTACGCCATTTCTTTGCTTGAATTTTCAATTTTGATTTATCGCCCATATATTCTTTATGTGCTTTCATCTTCTCTGCTGAAGTTTTCTTTTTCTTCTTAACGATTTTTAATCCTTCATCCATATCTTCTTCATCATCTTCACTTTCATCAAATCCAAATATTTCAGCTAGATCTTCTGCAATTTTATTTGCAACAGCAGAAGGAATTTCATCAGCATAAGTTGTTAGAATTCCAAGACCAACATCATAACTTTCACCTTCTTCATCACCTGTTTCTTCAACATAATCATCCCATATCTGACCAAGTAGATCTGATAATGCAGATTCTTCAGCTGCTTCTGAGAGCATTGTAATAAATTTTTTCATACTTATTTTCTCCTATATTAATAAACTTAATGTTTTGTTAGTATTCTTATTTATCTAATCGTATTTATTTATACTAATAGAAATTGATATTGTTCAGGTATTTTACTCTTCATCTTTTCAGCTAATTCCCTAATCTCAAAATGTGCCCTTTCAGATAATCTTAAATTAAGAAAATTCCTAAAACTCCTAAGATTAATTGTCATTATTAAATTAGTCTTATAACACTCCGGAACTGCAAATTTTAACTTATCATTCGGAAACTTACCACTAATAACTAACAATCTTAAAAATTCCAAAGCTCGAATCGATGCAATATCAATCTCATTCACTTCTACTTCATCAATAAGATTAATATATTTCTTGACACGATCAATATCAAACTTAATTGATTCACCTTCTTGTGTCATAAAAGGTTCTTCAAATTTCAATTCCTTTAAAGTATAGCGCGTACTTTTGACTGAGTATGAAGCAATTCTATGTCTAGCTAGTTCTTGTAAAACTAATCTAGATATTCCTTTTATATCAAAAGTGAACACAATATGCTCTAATGTGCTTTCATGTTTAGATTCAATGATGCTTTTTATTAGCCCACGATCTTTTTCACCAAGATGATATGATTTATAATCGGATTCTGCATATTCAATAAAGTAAGAATCCGATTTTTCATATGATTCATAACAAGTTCGAATTGCTTTGACTAAAATTGATAAATCTGTTTTTTGTAGAAGTTCTACGTTCATTAATTATTTTCCTTTAACCTACATATTCATTAAATACTGGGTTTGCTTTGAATGCAACAATTGTTTTTTCTGCAACTGAAACCTCTTCACCTGTTTTGGGATTTCTTGCTTTACGTGCAGGTTTTACTTTTACAGTGAAAGTACCAAATCCATTAATTTTAACTTTCTTGGAGTCTTTGATTTCTTGAGCTAGATTGTTAATTACAAGATCAATAATTATAGTTGCTTCTTTTTTTGTCATGCTAAGTTGATCAGCTAATTTAGTTATTACATTTTTCATTGTGTTTAATTCCTTTAAAAATTAGATTTTCCTTTATTTATTAACTAAAAAAATCATCAAGAGAGTTAGTTTTCACTGAAGACCAACCGATTGGAGTAAGAATTCGATTTATCGCAGCCATATATGTTTTTTGGAATTGTGTTTTATAATCAATCTCTATCTTATTAGAAATCTCTTTGGGCATCTTTTCAGGAAATCCAATAATATCAGATTGTACAAAATTTGGTTTCTTAATATAAAGGTACTTGATTTTGTTCCCATCGAATATCTTTTGATACTTGTCTGTCAATTGTAACTTCTCTAATGCTTCATTAAATTTATATGCTGATCTTACTTGAATTGGTAATCCTTTACTATCAGACTCGTAATTATTGTAATTACATGAAATCGAAAATGCAACATCTTCACAAGTCAACTGTTTAAATTCCTTTTCAATCTGTTCAATATATTTTATCATTAAATCATTTGTTGTTCCGTTAAATAGGAAAGAAACAGTATCTTTTAATTTGTTTCTGACCCACTGAGGTGTGCTTGTTCTGACAATTTCAATTCCTCTAATCTTGAGTTTGGGTTCGGGTAATGTTACACCTTCTTCCCAAATCTTTCTTAGAATATATCTTTTCTTTCCAGTGAAGATTGAGGTATCAGCAATACATTCTGCTTCCATTCCTAATGTTAATTCTCTCATATTCATGTTTTCTTTCATGATATTAAAGAATTCTTTTATTTTTGGTTCTATGATATTCTTATCAACTTTAATTAGAAAATCTAAAACTTCTTTAGTAGTAGGAGTAGACTTTCCAAATCTTTTAAGAACCATTTTTTCAACAGAACCGAAAACTGAATCTGTATCCTGATATCTGTTTTCAAACATTGGTACATTTTTAACAATATAATTTGCAGCTCCAATAGCACAACACTGACCATTAGATGTAATTGCTTCAGCCATTCTTATGTCAAAATATCGACAATATATATTTGATAACGCACCATATCCTGAATTCAGTAGAATCTTAATTGTATATTGAGCAGTATCTAATCTAGCTGCTTCATCTTTCTTTCCAGCCTTCTTTGCTTCTTTCAATTGCTTCTTCAATAGTAATCTATAATTAAAAAGTTTTGTATAGATACTAGGTATAAATCCTTCAATGTCATTACGATAAAAATATCCATTGCTAGTGAAACTAACATTATATTTCTGTAATATAGGTTTGATCTTTATTAACTTTTCAGTATCAGCACATTTTTCTATTGTGTTGAATTCCTGTTTGACTCTCTTTAAATCATCAGGCAACATATTATCATTAATGATAGTTTCGGGACTTATATTGAATGATCTAATCTGATTAGGGTATGATGAAACAATATCATAGACCATAATCCATTTATGATAACCCTTTTCAGGTTCTTTACAATATCCACCAACGAATTCTTGTTTCCCGTAATGCTTCTGTTCAGGACATAATTTTTTCTGTTTCAGTAGTTCATTGTAGAATAGTGCATCCCAAGGTGCAACAGTAGCAAAAATAGAATCTGGTGTGCATTTTGCTTTATACATAATGCTTAATGCAAGATCTATATAACCTAATTTCTTTTCAAGATTAGCGATTAGTGTGGTGTCTTGAATATTATAATCTAAAAACTTTTTAAAATCATTTTCATATAGTGAAGATAGATTATCATGTTCTTCTTTAAATTTAACTTTTTCTTCACCTAATTCATATTTTGAAATATAGTCAAGAGTGTAACTTTCTCTAGGTTCTGGTTGGTATTTTGCATATAGATCAAAATAATCCCATGTAATAATTCCATCGAATGAATATGTTATAGATTCTTGTCCATGTTTTGAAGTACGTTTATGATCTCGCATTTTTCTTTCGGGGGATATTCTTAATATTTCACCTTTTGGAAATAAGCGATTGACACGATTAACAATGTAAGGAATATCAAACAATTCGATATTCCATCCTGTTAATATATGAGGCTGGTATTCTTCTAGGAAGTCTAATAATTGAGTGATTAAATCTATTTCATCATTACATTTGTAATACTTAACATTATCTGATTCGGGTATATAATTATGACAACCAAAGACATGATAAACATCTTTGATCATTTCATGTAATGTTACGGCATTAATTTCATGTTCTGCTTTCTCTGGTCTAGGAAAGCCAATCTTACAGAAAACTTCGATATCTAAATTTAAAATCTTTAGTCCATCTTTTTGAATAGTAATATCATCACGATATTGGGTTGCAATAAATTGAATAGGATATTGAATATTACCAAGAATTTCTAAAACATCTTTATTTTCTTTTTTCCATTTATCACACTCTGACATATCATCAAAGACCATAACTTTGGTTGGTTTGCCATGAATATCAGTCCAATTTGTCTTTTCAGACTTCATTGCATGAATTCCAAGAAATGGCTTGAATCTAACTTTTTCAGTACAAGCAACACCATCGGAAATGAAATAGTGTGTCAGCTCATTGAACCCGCTACGAGTCACATTTATATAAGACCGCAAAGAAACTCCTTATTTTACAATTTCTTATAAGTATATACCGAATACTTTATTTTGTCAACTTCTTTTTCTTCTTCTTGATTTTTGGGATGATTGTAGAAGGAATGAATTGTGAAAGAAAGAAAGCATCCGAAAGATCATAGATACCTGTTTCTGTGATTGATTTAATTTGATCTTGTATGTGTATAGGCAATTTTAGGAATGTCAGATGTTTGATATCAGTAGCTTGAATTAGATCTTTATTACCAATTGACATTTGACGTTTTTCTTTTGATGATTTATCTTTAAAGTATTCTTTAATATTTTTTAATTCATCATCTTTAATTTTCTTTAATGCTCTATCTTCTTTTGAGAAAAGAGGTGAGCGCCAAGTTAGAACAGGAACAATATTAATTTCAGTATTAGGAAATCTTTCATGCAATGCACATCTAAGATACCAAAAATTTCCTGCAATAATGTCTTTTGAATTTGATATTGAACCAAAGGAAAGGCCTTCAAGATTGATTCTTGATATGTTACTGAACTTAAAAATGTATTTAAGAATTTCTATTGTATTGTATTTAACAAGTCTTTCATCATTCAATTCTTTGGATGATGTTTCAATTAATTTGAAATGTAATTCATTATCTGTAGAAACTGCGAGTCCTGTAGATCTAAGTGACAAATCGATACCAATAGTAGTCATAAAAATAATCCCGATAAGATATAGTAAAATTATTTATCGGGTTATTATATAGTCTAGAAAACGTTAATTTTAGCTCATTTAGCTGGGTAAAATCGGGGGGTTTTTTGGTCAAATAATTCTGGTGAAGGGTACACTAAGGGTTTGAATTATTTAGTCCTTTTTTCTATAAAGACCACAACCTTCGCAATTCAAAATTCTTTTGCTACAAAAAGGTTTACCACCAGTTTTACTCTCATGATAATTCGCACAATCAGTTTTTGTAATTCCTTTACCTTCAGATAATATGCAAAATATCTTTTCAAAATAACTCATTGTGATTTTCTCCAGTTTAAATAAGATTTGTATGATTTATAGACTTTGTAAAGATCCGCATAAGTAACAATTTCATCAACAGATTTGTAAGTATTAAACTTTGATTTCTTAGCGAATTCAAAAAAATTACTTGGTGTAATCCAATAATAAGAATCACAATCAATTAGAATTTCACCCATATGTTCTGTTACTATTGAATCTTTACTTTTCTTGTAATTCTTGACTGCTTCATCAGCAGACATTTCTTTTACATCACCTGCAACAAGATCATCAATATCTTCATTCCAATACATTATAAAAGGTTTATTAGGAACAACAGCACCGGGTGCACCAAAGAACTTTGCTTGTGATTTTTTATAGGTGCAGAAGACAGGTTTCTTTTTGAAGTTTAATTTCTTTATGACAGTAGAAGCAAGATTATCTAAAGCACCTTTAAATGATTCTGCTTCCATAGTTACTTTTACAACACCGGAATATAGTATAACTGATTTTCCAATTTTTCTACCTGCAGTTTGACCTCTCCAAAGAATAGGTGCATTTCCTAATTCTTTGATAGTTTCCATAACGGCATCTGTTTCAACTTCATCAGTTGGGATAAAAGCCATTTCAGAAATATATTCTTTAAATCTAATCATTTACTGAAATAGGTGCAACCATGAGACATATCAATTTCGATATAAGATAAGCCACATTTTTTATATGCATTGTTTTTACATAATTCTGCTTTACAAGTCATTACAGCAGAATCTTTTGCTTCTTCAATTTTGATTGGTGAAGCAATATTATTTTCACTTAATATTTCGGTAAAAGTTTTCATATTATTTTCCTTGCTGAATTGATTGTTGTCTAATAAGATCTAATTGTCTTTCAAGATCTTGTTTTTCCTGAATGAGAATTCGCCATTCTTTTGAAACTTCAATGACTGCTAATGCAGGTGATTTATATCTATCTTCATACTTCCAAATTCGTTCTTGAATTCTGTCATATCTATCAGATAGAATTTTTTGATCAACTCTTAATTCAATAGTTCTTAGAGCAGCTGCTTTTGCATAATGTGAATCAACTGCTATATAACCACCAATGAGTGATGCTAACAATAAGATAAAATTTGTATATTTTGTAAATAGATTCATCACATTGCATCCAATAGGGTTTTGACATTTTTATCAGTCAGTTTTATTTCAAAACCGTACATATCATTATATTTAATTACATTTTCAGTATATTTCACATTGATTGGTTTCAATTTATAATCTTTAACGAAAAGACCTTTATTATTGCTATAAACAGTTGCACCTTTAGCAAATTGAATTCCATCAATAGAAACATCTTTTTTAAGATCAAATTCTTTTGGAATATGTTGAGCTTCTTTGAGAAGTCTTATAAATTTTTTATTCATATATTTTATCCTATATAAATTGATTCTACTTTACCTGTATTTTCTTTCTTGACTACATAAATGAACATCTTCAATACAGCATCTTTATATATTTTAGAAACAGGCGAATAACCAAGACCAGTATCTACTATGGAACTTAATTGCCCCATATTAAATGAAATCTCTTCATTCATATTATCTCTAATCGAATATGAATGTACACCCTTACTGTATTCTTCATCATAAAAACATACATCATATTTTTCTAATATATCTTCAATCTGCCCAATAAGATTACTGAGAAAAGGATTGAATTTTTTGTCAGAATAACTTGAAGTATTCTTGCGATATAAAGCATCAAGTTCTTTATTGATTTTTGATTTCAATGCAGAAGGAAAAGCCATGTCAGTAATATCAACTTTGCCTGTATGAGTAGTTGTTACTAGATTTTTATTCTTCGCAGCTTCAAATTGATATTCTTTAAATCTCTTCATAATTGATTCCTATAACCCCCATTGTGGATTATCATCGAAATATTTTTTTATATCTTGCTTCACATTTTTCATCTTAGCATAAACTGTTTCAGAAGTCAAATCATTTATCCATACATATCTTTTCTTAACAATACGATTTGATAGAACAACATTCTTCTTTTCAATGCCCCAATGTTTAGCTGCTTCATCCATTGTATATTCAGTATCATCTTTTGGTGCATTTACACTTTCAGAAATGAATTGTTTAAATCTTTTCATATTTTATCCTTTAGGGACTTTTATATATTTCTTGGTATATTTTTCTTTTAATTTATTAAATTGTTGCCAATTACTTTCTTTTATAATATCAGGATCATATCCTAACTTTTTAATAAATGCAATACGATCATTAAAAACATCTTTATCTCTATCATGATAGGGATCATTAATATAGATTACACCAACAACTTCAAAATCATGTGTTAGTATTTCATTATAACCACGAGGGGTTGTTTCTAAATTTGAAATTACTAAATCTTTTATTGCATTAGCATTCCTTTTTAGAAAATCAGTGCAACTGTCATAATATGCAGCTATAAGTATAGATACATCTTTATTAAATTCTTTTTTTGTTGTTTCATCATCAATATCTTTCGCAAAATATGGAATTTCGGAAATCTCTTTTATGCCATATTTTGACATAAATGCATCAGATAAATCATCTTTCTTTTTTAAAAGTTTATCATAGTCATCTGTTGATGTTTTAAGCTTAGTAATATCAATCCAACGCCTACCATTTTCATCTGGTTCACTCATCATATCATTATCTGTTGCCATGCTGATATTGCCATAAAGCACTGCTATAATATTTGCAATATAATTATCATCTCGCCCATCAGGTGTTTTGCCCCAATCACCCGAAAATGCATCAACAGTTAAATAATGTCTTTCTAATTTTTGAAATGACGAAACAGATTTTGATGAATCTTGAATTTTTAAAAGATTCTCAAATCCTTTTGGACCAGTCTTATGGAAAGTGATCCCTCTTGCGTCAATTATATATTTCTTCCAAATTGGTAATGATATTGGTATATACAGGCCATACCTTTTTGTAGTATAATGCAATGCACTCTTCAACCAAGATACATTTTCAACTTTCTCATTAATGAATGTTTTGAATCGTTTCATATTGTTCTCAAGTGAAAGAATATTTTATCGTACTATTTTTAGTAAGTTTTGATTTATAAGAATCTTCATTATAAATATTTGCTCTTGAATGATTTTTAGCAGGTGCTTTAAAACTAGCTGCTTTATAAACATCACCTGTCGCTTTTTCCACAAAACAATAAGCCGCTTTAGAATTACCACTATCTAGAAGAACTTTAACAAATTTTCCACCATCAGTATAAGTCAAAGGTAGAACATAAGGTCTTCCAGCTGCCGCTTCCCATTTTTCCATTCCAGTGGTTTCTTTTTTAATAAATTCATCAATTGATCTACAGAATTCATCAAGTGCTTTTTTGAATCCTGAATCCATTGCTTCTGTCAATTTGTTTAAAGTTAATTGAATATTATTCATTTTCGTCAAATCCATACAGTTCATCGAAATTTTTAATTTCTAAAAGAAATCTAAGAAGATTGTTGCAAGCTGCAATATCATCTTTCTCTAAAATATCTTGGGATCCGGAATTTAAAAATGCTTTAAGATTTTTCCCTGCAGCTCTAAAATCTTTTTGTGCTCCAGTAGTAAATGCTTTTTTAAGTGAATTTTCTAATGCTGTATAAGTTGTTTCACTTTCATTAATGCTTGTACCTTTCAACATATTTTGGATTTCAGAAAATCGTTTCATAATATATTACCCCTCAAATTTGCTCAATCGATATGTTTATTTATTATTTGTTATAAATCAAAAAATTGTATAAATCTTTAATTGAATCTAATTTTATTGGTGTTCCGTCTGCTTCTTTAGCATCTAAAGATTTGGTTCCAAAATCTTTCTCCCACATCCACCAACTAATCCAATCATCTTTATCATTAAAAATATTCTTCAACATATCACAACAAACTGTAATTAATTTATTCTTATACGTTACTAAAGAAGCATCATCAAAAAATGGTTCTAATGCTTCACCAAATTTACAATCTTGATTGAATTGCTCTTGTATAGCTAGAATGACTTTTTCAAATTCTTTATATGTCATAATGATTCCTTAAAGTGAAAAAGCACTCAGTTTCCTAAGTGCTTTTATTTTATCGTTAATTCGCCAGGCTGGTCTAACGATTACCTTTGTATGTGAAACTACCTCTGGTAATTTACTTAATCATTTCATTATAATCTGTTTCTGTGATTATATTTATGTTCAGTTGTTTTGCCTTCTGCCATTTTGAAGATGATCCAATTTGATCCTCCCCACAAATTAAATAATCAAGTTTAGCAGTAACACTAGAGGCAATCTTTCCACCAAAAGATTCAATTTCGGCTTCAACTAGATTTCTCTTTTTAGAAAGTGTTCCGGTCAGTAAGAATGTTTTTCCTTCAAGAATTCCACCCATTGAAATCTCCTTTTTTACTACAATTGGTTTATATCGTTTATCATTTTTGATCTTCTCAAGTATTCTAGCATTATTCAAAAAACTTTCTCTAAGTTTATCTATTGTTGTCTGTCCTATACCTTCTGGATAACTATCTAGAACAGTTCGCTTGGGTAGATATAACAAAGATATTGTTAATGCTACGTCTGGATATCCCATAATACAATAATGATTTAAGATTTTATTAATGTTTGTTTCACCTGCGCCATCAAAAGAGAATTTGCTGAAAAGTTCATAATCAACTTTATTGAAAACAGTTGTATTAAGATCTGTATAGAATTTCTGTTGCGACTTATAATTATCAGGTGTCCATGCAAGGAGTTTATCAAAATCTGTAATATTCCAATTCTTTAATGAAGTTTCAGAAACATTTTCCATCCCACAATTTTCAAGAAAATGCATCACTTGTTTTGTTGTCGAAACAGAACAATTCTTGTTGGTGCATTTAATATCAACTCCATACCATTCAAGAACAGAATCACACCCCGGACAATTTGTAGGAATACCTAATTTTTTCATTTTTTCTAAAGTTTTTTTGTCAATCATTTTTTTCTCCAATTTTATAAATAATGTTAGGAATAAAATCACCACTTAAAAGGAATCACATATAATGATTATATACAAAGCAACCAATATTGTCAATAATAAAAGTTATATCGGACAAAGCATTAATTCATTAAAAGTCAGAAAGGCAAGTCATAAATGCGCTGCACTTAAAGATTCAAATTCATATTTCCATAAAGCAATTAGAAAATATGGTTGGGACTTATTCATATGGGAAATATTATATGAATGTAATTCAATTGAAGAATTAGATTCAAAAGAAACGGAATTAATTTTATTACACGAAACACATTATTTAACAGGTAAAGGTTATAATATAACAAAGGGTGGTGATTATCATCCAATGTCAAATCCAGAAACTAAAATCAAAGCTGATATTAATAGAGCATTAGCAATGAAAAATTTTATGGGTGATAACAATGTCATGAAAAGACCCGAAATTAAAGAAAAACATAACATAAGAATGAAAGAACTAGCTTTAGAATCAGAATGGATAAATGCTAAAGCAATGGGTACAGAATCTATTTTATCTACATATGAAGTAACCTTTCCTGATGGGCATACTGAAATAATAAAAGGTCTATCTAATTTTTGTAAAGAATATTCATTAAGTCAACCCCATATGAGTTCAGTTGCTAATGGTAATCGACCCCATCATAAAAAATTTAAATGTAAACTTTTGGATAGAATTAAATCAAAAAGTGATCCTTTCAAACATAAACGTTAATTTTCGATTTTTATTATTTTAGGAATTATTTCACCTGAGCGTATAATCCAAACACGAGTACCCTTTTGTATTTTGTTATCTAAAATATATAAAGCATTGTATCCTGTACAACGTTTTACTGTTGTTCCATCAATTTCAATCGGTTCTAACAAAACAACAGGTTTAACTGCTCCATTTTTACTTGTGTTCCATTCAATATCAATAACAGTCGTTTATATTGCTTGTGAATTGACTTTAAAAGCAACTTTATGCTTTGGATGATACACATTTTCATTTTCACAATCGAATGATGAAATCACAAGTCCATCTATATCATATACAGCAAATGCTTTTCTTTCAAGCAAAAATTCTTTTAGATTTTCTTCTGTATAATCAGTGACTTCATGTAAACAATATAATGGTGTCTGAAATCCTAATTGTTCCAATTCAAGAAATTGATCAAACATACCTTTATCAGAATTGACAATTTGATATACAATTGCTTTTACGTGTTTAATGGTTTCTGGGTTAACTTCATCACGATTAATTACACCAACTGTACCATTTCTTCTATTCTTGAATCCGAGTTCTTTATGTGAATTATGTGTTAAAGTTAATTCGCCTCTTATTTCAAGATGATCTTTTGAAGTGATTTTAGGTAGAATATGTTTAAGTTTCTTAGTGATATCTTTACCAGTTTTTCCATCACCTCTTGTTGCGCCTTTAATGAATTTTCCTTTATTATAAGTCGCAACAAAGGAACATCCATCAATTTTTTCAGAAACAATTAACTGGTTAATGTTATTCACTAATAGGAATTTGTTAAGTTCATGTTCGCCGTATCTGACTTTTTCGAGTGAGCCGACTATATAATCATGTTTAACATCTCCACCGTCTTCAAACAGAGATTCTTTGAATTTTCTGCATTCTTCATAATCCATTTCATTTTCTTCATACTTAGTCAAAAGAATATCATATTCTTCATCTGACATTATTGGTGTTCCTTTACGATATGCTTCATTTGCTTCTATAATTTGTTCTTTCATTCTTATATTCCTTTTATTAAGTTAATTTTATTCTTGATCTTGACAGTGCCCCTGCCCTTGACTCTGAATATGAACACGGACTTGGCCTTATCCAAGTCCGTGTTCTTGATCTTGATCTTGATCTTGACATTAATCTTGACCCACAAAAATCTTTCTTATGTAATCCAGTTAAGATCATAGTCATATTTTATAACAAAAAACCGGAAATGTCAACTATTAGTTTACAAATCCGGCATTCTTTAAACTATTTAATTTTTAATTAGAATTTGATAATATAATTCATTGCTACGTTCTTCGGCCTACTCTCTGTACCAGTAACAGAAGTATTAGTTAATGTAGCTGACGCATAAGTAGTATTGGCTGGTATTATTGGTGATTGAATATAATAAGTAGCACCACCAGCAGTTAAATTAGATACTGTATGCCCATGAGCTTTATTTTCATCTACTTGAGAAGTTCCTAAAACCCTTCCAACATCAACACCTGCACCACCATCAAGTCCCCTAACAAAATATCCCCTCAAATCGGGCAATTTAAATAATGTTGCAGGATCAGTTGATGTTCCGTATGTATTACTAATTACTGCAAATAAAGATGCATAAGTTGTTTTACTTACACTTGCACCATTACATAAAAACCAACCACTTGGTGGTGTCGCACCAGCATATGACATGACAGAACCAACAGGTGCAGATGTTACAGCAGTTGCAGCTGCAGTTACTAATGCTAAGATTTCATTATAAGTAAGTGAATTTAATTTTCCTGAATTCTCTGCAAATCCCGCACTGCCAGCTGAAGTGACATAGGTAATAACAGGTTGATTTATAGCACTTAACGCTACAGTTGCATATGAAGCAGAACCTGATAAAGATGCATATACAGCAGAAACGGAATAAGAAGCTGAAGTTGCTGAAGTTGCATGAGCTACATTAGTTGCATCAGAAACAGTTAATGCTGAATAAGCGATTCCAGCTACAGAAGCATATGCTACACTTGCATCATCTGATATTGGAGACAGTGTTTCGAATCTTATTGTTGGTGCACCTGAGACTGCCCAATCTGCAAATTTGACAGCACTTGCTCCAGTTGTTTCTAATGATGATAGGGGTAATTCATAATAGTCTACACCTTGAGTAAGTACAATACCATTTCTATAGACTTTTAAATGTCTACCTCTATAGTCGCCATAGGTTGAGCCAGATCCAGATTTATATCTAAGAGTGGTTAACAGAATTCCACTTGAAGCAGTAGAAGCAATAGTTTGAGCTGCTGAAAATGCTGAAGTTTCAGAATTATATAAGGTATATGCATTATCATCAAAGCCATATACTTGTGAATTTTTTATTTTTCTTTTGCCCATTATATATCCTTTATGATAACAATTCTACAACAATTAAACCGGGTTGGCCTCTTGTATATTGAACTGATACGTGATCTGTTAGACTACAATCATACATATTAAGATAAACATCACCACCAGTTCCATATTTATTTAATGAAGACATTGTTGCGGTCCAAGGAAAATTATGTGTATTAGTAATATAGTTTATTTTTGATCTTATTGGAGCAGAAACAGTAGGAACAATTATTGAATCAGCAACATTATAAATTGAACCACCTAAAGATGTTCTATCAGAATTATCCGATAATAATGTTGTTGGTGTATTATTAATACGGCCCTGAAATTGTCCACCTAAATCTTCTTCAGTATAGATATTTACAACTCTTTTTGTGCTACTTATAGCAGTTGGTAATGTCATTAATCCAGCACCCCAATCTGTATAACTATTAATTCCAAATACAGAAGCATTTGAAAAAGTGGATCCTATTAAATTATAAACTGCACCGCTATTTGCTACCAAACTATATATATTATTATATACATCTGATATAGTGAATATAGAATTGTGCCCGTTCTCATTTATTGAACCACCTGAACCAAATGAAACATTAAAACTTGCAGATGTTGATATTGAAAATTCCCCAGTGCAAATTCCACCACCATAACCACCAAGCATTTTTATATTTGCACTGGACACATTTGCATATGTCGGGCCACCACCTGCACCAATAACATATGCTCTAACTTTTGTTGCTCCGGGCACACTAACAGAATATGTACCCGGTATTGTTACACATTTATTATTCATTCCTTCATGTGTATAAGTGGTAGTAACAGTTTTTTCTAGAGGACATTCAGTAGAAAAATAATATCTAGCAAGAACAGTATTCGATGGCTGCACTATAATAGTAGGAGCTGCAGCTAAAGTGTATTGTAAATATTTTGCTCTAATCATATATGTCAATGCTATATTGACAGGTGTACTTGCATCCGTTGTTGTTACTGTTGTTGAAGTTGTAATTGGTAAAGATTGTGAATTTGGAATACTATTATACCATGTAACATCAGTATTACTTGATTCAATCATTGTGTCAACTTTAGTTGATCTTTTACCCCAAGTTGAAGTATCTAATGTTGCTTGACCAGTTGAAGTTGTTGTTGCAGAACCACTAGCATTTTGAACAGAACCAAAAGTTCTTACAGGATCCACACTTGTTGATGTAGATATATTTGGTGTACTTGTTTCACTTGGGCCCCAACCTCTAATGAATAATCCTCTTAAATCAGGCAATCTAAATTGTGTAAGTGATATTCCCCATGTACTACCCAAAACTGCATATAGTTCATAATAATCATTAATACTTAACCATGAACCATCACATATCAACCATCCAGCTGGAGGTACTGTTGAACAATATGCTGTTATCGCTCCAATAGGCATAGCATCTGTTGTTCCACCTGTAGCACCTATTGGCCCAACTGGTCCTGCGACTCCACTAGGTCCGATACTACCTACTGGTCCCTGCGGCCCTGCGGGTCCAGTAGGTCCTGTTGCTCCCATAGTACCTGGTGGAGCTGCAATAACTTGAAAAAAGAAATGATCTCCCTCTTCAATGTATATTCCTGTTCCCGATGGTGCAAAATTTATATAAGTTCCCATTCCTGAAACGGGATCTGTTTGTTCAAAATAATCTAAATTGTTGAATAATCTATTTCCGTTTAGAAAGACTGATAAATTCTTTCCTGTATAAAGACCACCAGTCGCATAAGCAAAATCTGAATTGTCACTTTCAGCAGTGATACTAAATGTTGTTAAATAAGTGCCAGCTAATCCAACAGGAACAATATAATTAGCAGTAACAAGAGGCATAACATTTAATCCAGTTATCCCTGCAATTCCTGAATTAACAACATCATTAATTAATGTATTTAATTTTTCTGAAGTCCATAAAATGTTCTTTGCAGGGCCATCTAAATCATTAACCCAAGCATCCATTAATCTATCTTCTTGATTTCTTAGGTAACTAGCTGTGATTGCATCATTTTCTAATAGGATTTTTGAAAAGGCATCAGTGACAGATGGTTTCATCTCCCATCTATTAGTAGTAGTATTGAAATAAACGAAATCTAAGAAAGCAGTTTTCGATGTATTTTGATTAGCTGCAATTTCAACAAATCCTTCTGTTAATACAACATTATAAAGATTTAAAGTTCCTGTTGTTGAAGAAATATAAAAATTTGTTGTATCAGTTGCAGGATCAAATAAAGAATTTGTTTGAAATAAGAAAGTAGTTTGTTGTAAAGCAGAAGCACCTTCACCACTAATAGTAGCAGTTAAAACAGTGTCTTCATATAATTCAGAAATATTACTATTATTAGCAGAAACAGCAAATGTTGTTATTTGACTTAAAGGTGCGGCATGATAGATTGATAAAGTATACTTTTTATTTTTTGCTAATACTGAATTTATTGATTGTGCTATAGTTGAAGCGGCGCCTGGAAATGTTATAGCAGTGTAATCATATGTACTATTATAAACAGCTGCACTAGGTGATATTGTTGTAAATGTCCATCCATGTGATTGGGTTAGACCACTTGATATATTTTGATAATTGAATGATAATTTCGAGTTGACAATTAGATTATCAGTTCCACAAGTTGCAATATCTTCAAGAAATTCATTTAAATTTAATCTTAATGAATAAAGACTTGTTACATCTGTTGATTTATATCTATCATTTGCCATTGTATTTCCTTTAGATTGTTGCTTTACTTTTTATTATTTATTGTTAAATAATGATTCTAAAATGTTCATATTCCGTTGTGATAGTTTTTCTAAGAACAGGAATTTTATTTGCAACATATTTCAATTGTCCTATATCATAAGTATGATTAGTAACATCAAATAAATCTTCATGTGTCAAAGTAGCACCGGAAGTCTCAATAGATTGAATATTCGTTAATGTATAAGTTGGATCAAGACAAATGAAAACTTGTTTATAAATGTCTTCAGTCGGGGAATATTTAAGACCTGTTGTAACTGGTGGAACATAAACATCAATCATGACATTATCCATGTCATATTTCTTCGCTACACTTACATCATGTGTTTTAATTAAAATATCATTAACAACTACATTTGATTTAAGTATAGATTTCAAAGAAAAGAAATCTGGTCCTGTGATTGATTGATTTAGTGCCGCATTCAATACAATATAGGAATTATTAATTGCATTTATTACATCAGTGATTTCATAAATTACTGTATATATAGAAACTTTATCACCAACAACAAAATTATGATTATCATTAAGATAGACTTTATTAGAACCTGCAGTTGATTCTTTAATAATTGTTCCTGTATGATATATAGATTCCGATAATGTTAAAGTATACTCTTCAGTTGTGATTTCAGGTATATTGCTGTATACACTATATTTTGTACTAGGAATAATTTTTGTGTACCATAATTCAGTTGCTTTATCAATTCTTTTCATTCCTAATATATCGAAAATACTATAAGTAACACCGGGATATTTAATTAATGATACAGGTGTTGTAGGGGGATTTGCATCAGATATAATTCTTGCTGTATTAGTTGCATATGATTCATGCCATATTGCAAGACTATTATCATTAAATAAATCACCTACTGTAACTTTATATTCTCTTACAACGTCATTTATAATACTTTTCAATAAAATAAATGAAGATGTATCATCTACATTGAAAATATCAATACTACTAATGGTATTAACATTAACATTTTTTATTGTATCAAATTTCATTTTATTGTTCAGAACATTAGTATTATCATCTGCTTCAACTAATCTAAAATAAGCATTAGCATTTAAAAAGTCGCTTGCTTTGAGTCCATAGGAATTCATAGAAGCAATAAAATCATCTTTAAGTAAACCTGATATTGTAGTTTCACCAAGTACATTAACAGATTTTTCTAGTTTATTACCTAAAGTAAAATATAAAGATTCTCCTGTATCAGGTTGACTTGCGGGGTTGAAGAATTGAAGATAACATTCTTGATTGTATGTTAATATATTACTTGTCGTTTTGAGTTCGATTTTTGCTAAAGGTGAAACTGATAAATCAACACTTTTATTATAGTTAACAATGTAGAATTTATATTGATCATAACTTTTGAATGGTTCGATGTTATACCAAAGTGGAGATAAATTCTGAATTAATGCCCAATTCTCATTATAATAACTTAGATATAAACGTCCATCATTGATTGCAATATCTTCATTATTAATTAATCTAGCTGACCTCATATCATAATCAGCATCAGTTATAGGAGTATAAAAAATACCTATTTGTCTGTATTGTTCTCTATTTGATTCAGAGGGATCATCTAATGTTGAACGTGAATTGAGATCAAAGAAATATGGACCTTCGAAAGTTGTAGCCCCTTGTCCTTGATCAACCATATCATCTGGCCATGTTTTAATTGCAGTTGCGGGATAATATCCAAATTTAATTGATACTAAAGCATTTTCACCCCAAGTAAATCTATTACTTCTGCTAAATCCGATATATGATTCTAATAGATTAAAAGCATCAAATAAATTATATTTTATGTTATCAATACTGGTACCTGACAAATAATTAAACATATCTTTTTCCTTAACTTAAAACAATTTGTGTTACACCAGATAATGGGATTGTTGTTGTCGTATATGTCCAATTATCAGTTAAATTATCAATTCCATCGAAAGATTTAAATTTTACTTTTACAGTATCAATTGCACTATCATCAATCTTTGTATGGTTTTTATATGTTACTTTAATATTTATCGGGTCTACAAGACTTACAGTTGAATCATAAAAATACCATTCATATGTTTCTGATAAACCAGCTGAAGATTCAAATGTTAGCAATCGTTTTGTGCTAGGTAATGTTTTTAATTTATAATTTGCTACATTATCAAAATCATAACTTATGCCCGTAACTGGTACTCCTGAAATTGATGAAGTAGTCTCCATATCATATAGAGTAAAGTTGAAGTTGAATTTATTTCCTGTTATGAAGTCACCAATCGGAATTTCATGAGTCCATTCTTTATTACTGAGACTCGGAATTGGTGTTGCTACTAATGCAATGTCAACTGATTTTGTCAAGAACATTGTACATTCATAATATTGTGAAGCAAATTTTCTTCTTTGAAAATCAATCCAATTTAAATTAGGATAATCAACATTATTAAAAGTTTCATATGTATATATTTGTTCATAATTAGCAATCCAACCCAAAGGATGAACAATTGGCTTAATGTCAATATTCCAATATTCAACAGGAATATCAGAAACAACATAATAACTAAAATTCCTGTAGGGATCTTGTGTCACATTCACAATCTGATATCCTAAACTATTTCTGAATATATCTAAAATATTTTTAATACCTGAATAAGAACCCTTATATTGATTTATCAGAACTGACTTTTTCATCATTAGATTTTTAGTTGTTCGAAGATCTTCAGCTAATGATAAAATTTCAAATTCAATATTCGCTTCATTAGAAATACTTTCAAAATATGATATAAATTCTGGTAGATGTGATTTAACAAATTCAGTTTCAAATAAGTTATCATTATCAAATTGAAGCAAGTAATCAGTTGTATTTGGATTCACCACATTATTACTGACAGTATTATTACTAACAGTTGTAGTATATTGAAAACTGAAATAATCAGGTTCATATAATAATGTATCAATATCAAGTATTTTATGTAAGTTATTTAATTTATGAAAAGTATTATTAATATAAGTAGAAAATACTTTTGGCACACTTGTTGTAATTACAGCAGTTGTAAATGTTAAATACTCTGATTTATTAACAACAATGGTGAATACATCATTAGCAAATAAAACACCATTAAAATAAATGGTATTTTCTTTTATAGTATATTGATCTGTTGTTAATACATAATCATTAATCTTTATTTCATGTATCTGATTATAAGTTGTTACATTAAAATAAGCAGGCAGAGTAATTTGTATATTTGTAGTATTGCTAGGAATAATGTAAGTTAAGACATGATGATTAATTACATTAGATGAATCATCTGCAGCTGCGATATTATTAAATTCAAGTTTATATGTTGCATTTTCTTCAAGTGATACATTGAATATTTTTATTTGATAGTTTTCAACTGTAGAATCAGTGCCTGTTGATCTATCATATATTACATTAATATCATTTTGATTTAAATAGTTTAGATCTACAGCAACATCTTTAAATGAGTCAGTGATTGAATCAAATAACTGTTTGTATAATTTAATATTATTTGCATTAATTGTTGATGCATTTAATGGTTTATTATCATCAGTTATATCATCTTTGGCTTCAAGAACGATTGCATTATTATAGTTAGCAAAATTAATTGGTTCTGTTATATCAAGATTTTTGAATGTAAAATAAAATGACATTGATTAACCTACTATAAAGATAATATTCGGATTTTTTGAATTTATGTACATATCACCTATTCCAACAATATTCATATTTACATTCATTGATATATTAAAGTCATGTTGATCATCATTGCTTTCTAACATTTGTAAATAAGTTTTAATCTGTATTGGTAGAAATTCATTATCCTCAAAGAATCTTTGTTGTGAATAGTTGCTTGCAGTCAATTCAAGAATTCTATCAGTCGGTAATTCTGGTGTTTCATCGGAATAGATTTGAAATTTATTAATTACAAATGGTATAGTAGTTGGTGTTTGAATATTAAAAAAAGTGCATCTGAAATATCTAAATTTCAAATCTTGATATAAATATTCAGTTTCATTAATAGTATTTAGTTTAGGTCTTGTATAGACATATGTTCCACCTGTCGCAACAGCATTCAGAATTGATTGATCTGTCTCAATTTCATATAAACTTAGATCATTCAAATCTGTGAATCTTAAAAAGACCTGAATGGTTTCGCCTAGATCATTCACATATTTTTGTGTATTGTAATAATACGTGATTGCTTCATTAAGATCATTTGTACCAAGCATACTTTTCCAATTAAGTTCAGTCCAATTACACATATCTAATGAATATTCTAATTTATAATGAGTAAAATAATTATAATCAGTATTGTTATAAAGATACTCAAAATATTTAAAATCTTGCAATTCAAGTGTAGAAAATGTGATTTCTAATTTATCGATTGTATTACCAACTTCAATATAGATATCAGAATCACTTTTTATACTGAAAGAATTATTTCTAATTGCATCAGACACAGCATCATAATAATTAGCAGTAAAATAATTCTTTTTATTTTTTACAATGTTTGTGATCATAGAATTTCCACTGCATTAAATGAAGGTATAACATATTGGTTAAATAATGTATCAAAATCAGTTTCAGGGTCATTTATCTTTATATTACTTTGATCAAGTTTTGATATAGGAACTATTTTAATCTTATCAAATCTATAAGTTGAATTATAATTATTAAAGAAGTTCATAAACTTTGCGTTTTCATAACTTGATTCTGTTATATCATTTTTGTTATATTTACCTGTCATTATATTGTTAGTATTGAATTGAAGTTTACCAGTATTATAGTTAAAAGTGCCAATTGTTGATGTATGAAATATATCATCAAATATTAATTCATAGTATGATGTTGAAGGATTGAATCTAACATAAGGATCTGTTTTTAATCCTAATTCTCTTATTATATCAATACTATTAATTACATTATCATTGTATACATAAGGAGTATATTTGTTTAATTTATACCAACCTTCGCCTTGTGGTGCTGAACTTCCTAAATAAATTAATTTATCATTATAATAACAATTTTTATTATTTGCCTTTAATAAAGATGTATTATCAAAATTACCTTCAACAGAAATGCCAATAACTTGACCTATTACCGGAGCACCTGGCACGTCATAAGGAATAAATGCTTGTTCAACAACTTGATAACGTTTATCTATTTTAGCTGCAAGTTCATCATTTGTAGGTGTTATCGATGAATCATAATACTTTTTCCATATGTCAATCTTTAAACCTTGATTTGTAAAAATATCTTCATCATATCCAACATATGCAATATAATCATTTACAAGGAAAGTTGTATTGATAGAATTATTGAAAGTTCCAGCTGCTGATATTCCAAAATAATTCCCTACACGTATATCAAATGGTAACATATATGTAATTAATGGATCAATTATAGCAGCTGCATCATAATCAAAAACTAACCATTGATGAACTGAATCAATCATCCCAGTGTAAACAAGTACATCATTGGTTGCAAGTAATTTATCAGAACCATACACAAAATTAAGATTATGATTTATCGATAAAGCATTAGCTATAAATGTTGCTGAATCATATGTCGAATATATATTTGTTATTCTTGCACAAGTAACAGTACCTGTGGTGAAGTCTGTATATGTCGGAGTTGATCCAACGTATAAATCAAGATTCATATATGAAGCAGAAGAACTAATTGTATATTCTGGTAGACTACTTATTTTAGGCACTCCATATGCTGAAGTAGAAGTATTAAATAATCTTAACCAAGTACCATCAGTTTCGTCAACAGCAAAATTAGGAATGTAAAGAATTACATCATATCCATAATAACCAGAAACATCACCGACTGGTGTTAAATTTCGATTGAACGTATACGGTGCATTTGTTGTATTATCTGTAACAATATATTTTAATTCAAATGTATTAACACTAATTGGTAAATTCTTAGAAGCATCAAGTCTAATATCTACAGCAGAAATCATATTAGTCTGAGCTCTAGTCATCTCATTCATCTTTTTCCATTTATCATTTAGTGTAGTATTACCATCAAAAATGATGCTATCATTAAAAGGAAATGCTCTTGCATAGATAGAATGATTTATTTGCCCATTAAGATCTGTTCCTTCTGGTGGTGGATATAGACCACTTACTCCACCTGTTGTATATCCTATTTGTGATGTATCTGTTATTCTGTAGATATCGCCTTGTTTGATATTCACATATAGCGAAGATGATTTTTGTGCATTAACATCTGCAATATATGAAATCTTCTTAAATGGTTCAGTTGCATCGCCTGTATAGTATATTGTATCAAATTCATTAAAATTGAGATAATAAGCACCGTTTATAGTTTTGATAAAATTCCCTGAAGAGGCTAAGGTAACTATTTTTGATACTTGTGATAATTGGAAAGATTCATTTAGGAATGTTCCGCAAATTTCAAAATAATCACCAATTGAATGTAATGTTGAATTGAAGGTATCATTTAGAACACTTAATGAGTAAATAGAAGATTTTAATTGATTAATGTTTAAATCAATATAACCCATTTTCTGTTGATCACCAACTAATGTGGGATCGGGATAAGAAAATTCAACATCAGTTTTTATTTCAGATTCACCTTGTGCTTTGGCTTCAAATGTAAAAGCAACTTCTTTTAATGCATTTTTAACAACTAACTGATTTTTGAATTTTTCAGAATCATTAGTATGTGTAGTATTAAAATCGACAATTTTATTAATACCATTAATTTTTACAGTGCTTAATTCATGCGATATAAATTTAACACTAATACTGATTGTACCAGAATTATTTTTCTGATATATGAATGGGATCTGATTATCCGGTGTTGCTATACCTAAAGAAGTTAAAATTGCTCTTTCAGCTGGAGATATAGCAATTGATATATCTGTTGTTGATGCTGTAACATTTGCAGTTATAGTTCCGACTTGATATGATTGAATTACTTTTCTATTGCTAATATCCAATTCTTCTTTTTTGAAAATGATTTTCAAATTGATAGTTGTATTAGTATTTGAGCCTAAAGGTAAAACTTCAGGTGTTATAGTTGTATTATTAAAAACAGAGAATGGATAATAATGTTGTACATCATATGAATTAATTCCAAAATCAATTTCAAATAATTCTGATTCAATATAATCTACATTGTACATTTCACGACTTAAATAATCATGCTGAAGTGTTCCATATAAAGCACAAGTTGAAGGAGGTTGTTTTATGATATATGGGTAACGAATAATATCTTCAGCCGAAGCAGTGAATGATGTATTTGTATTCAATAGATTTTCAACAGCTGCTGTATCGATTCCTAGTTGCTCATCAATAATTTCAATATTAGATTTAACAAATGGAACATAACTTTCAATTAATTTTGTGTCTGCATTTCTTATACCAATTAACGGCAGATAAATGAATTTTGAATCACTATCATCAAAAATTTCATTATTAAAAACAAAATAATTAGTAATATCAAATAAAGTATAATTAACTTCTTCTTTAATGTTAGAAAGAGAAATTAGTTTTTCTGCATTGAAAGGAACACCCAAAGCAGAGAAATTTGTTTCAACATAAGAATTTAATGTGTTGTAAATTTCAGTCTTCACAGCTGCTTGCTTGCTTAATGAAACGTTTGTGTTAAATCTAATATAAGGAGTTATATCAAGATAGATATATGATGGCTTATAGAAGAATCGTTTAGTTGATACAATAGCAATCTGTTTCAAATCATAAATGACTTCATTTTCTTCAGCATTACTTAAATAAATTCTTTGTGCTAAATTAAAATTAGTTGGTAATGTTGGAACTGCTGTAATGTAAATGTTACCTAATACATCTTGTTGATCAACATCAAAATCTAATATTAATTCATCACCGCCAATAACATTTAATGATTGAATGAATGTATAATTTTTAAGGAATGTATAATAATCATTCTTTGTAACAGCTCTTCCTGTTGTAGCAAAGAATCTTGGTGCATTTTCTTTTATTGAACTTAATACTTCTGAATCTGCTCCACCATAAGAAAGATTGTTAACATTAGTATATGATGTATCAAAATTACTTACATTGAATGAACTTATAAGATCATCAGTATAAATGTAATCAGAATTATTTGTTGGAATGATTGCTAGATTCTCATTATTTGCAGCTGAACCAACTGTTTCAATATAACTACATACAATTGTCTGAGTGATATCTGGAATACTACCTATAATACCATTTCCGAATATAATTTTTGGTTGATAAGCATTTTCTATAGATTCTTCACAAAAGAAAACATTATTTTGAATTATTGTTTCGAATGTATTAATGTAAGCCCATTCATATAATGTTGATATATTAGTTAGATCAGAAGCAGAATCGACTACATATACATGTAATGAATTTTCTTCAACTTTTAATGAAGGGATAACAAAATTTTGTAATGATTGCCCTGTACCAAGTGTATTAAATCTTTTTTGAATTCCTTCATAGACTATATAATCGCCTTCAAGATATGTTGATTTACCTGTATATTTAATTTCGATTTGTTCATGATTTAAATATATTCTACCCGCATTACTATAGAATTGAGAGTAAGCTGGAATTGTGATTCTTGAATTAACATTAAAATTAGAACCATAATATCTTAATTTACCACTGAATCTAGCAGATACAGGTCTTTCTGGTTTATATCCTATAGACTTTGCTAAAGAAACTGCATTTTTTCTAATTTCAGTTGTATCTAAGAAGATATTATTACTTGTATTTGATAATTGATAATTAATTAACATAGTCACATATGTTGTTACATCAATTAAATAACCAAGATTACTACCTTTATAGTCAAAAGCAGCTGTATATTCCCCATTTGCTTTTAGAAAATCTACAATGTTCTGTCTAACATCTTCAAATCTCAATGCTGTAAGTGCTAACTGAGCCATATGATATTACCTTATTTGCTTTAATGAAAGTGTTAATTTCTGTTCTTTACTTGAATACAATGTTGTAAAATAAAGATTTATAATATATGTATTATTATCCTCATCAGGATCAACTACTATTACCAAATTCTTAATTCTTGATTCAAATTTTTCAACACCTCTTTCAATTCTCATTTCCATAAGTGTTGCAGTGCCGGGATCTATTTGTTCAAATAAAAATTCATTCAACCCTACACCAAAGTCTGATTGCATGATATGTTGACCGGGCTCTGTTAATAACAAGTTCTTTAAAGATTCTAATATAGCTTGATTATTCGTAAAGACTGCTATATCTTTATTCCCTGTCAAATCTTTGCCAGATTTGTCTATGTCAAAATAAAATGTATCCATTTAATAAACCACACAATAGTTTATCTTTATTTATTCTACATTATTTCAAACAAAAAAAGCACCCACATTGCTGTGAGTGCTTCTAATAAAATCTTCAGTTTTGTAATGTTACTTTAAACTTTCAAAAAAGGCCGCGTCCTCATCTAAATCCCCATCAACATTTTCCGTTGGTGATACATCTTCTACATCAATACTGTTTTCAGCAATTTCTTCTGGTTCCCAAGGTGCAGATTCATCATCAACTACAGTTTTAGGTGCTGGTTTATTCTTAATTCCAAGAATAGAACCCAATGCTGTAATTGTTTCTGCATTAGTAGGGAATTTATCTTCACCCATGAATTCAGAAAGTTTCACTGTTTTTTCGTATACAGCACGAATTTTCTTTTCATCCCCATTGAACAATTCAGATTGTGTTGAAAATTCTGAATCATCATAATTAGGATAATCGTTTGGTGGAACACCTTGTGTCTTGATCTTGATTTTGAAATTTGCGCCTTCATAAAAATCAAAGGGCATGAATTCTTTGAAATCTGGATCTTCAAGATCAGAATCAGAAGGGGTGATTCTCTTCTGCAATTTCTCCTGAATCTTTACACCATAAGAGAACAGTTTTACTTGACCTTCGTTCTCAGGATGAGCTGAATCTTTGATTACTAGAATGTTGGAAGTGAATTTGAGTTTACGTTTACGCTGACCAGCAACTTTCTTGTCTTCTTCAAATGACGAATTGTAAAGTTCTTGGTTCTTCTTGCATATCGGGCAATCACGATCATACCCAAAAGTGTTAATGCAATTTTTAATCCAATACTTCTTTACACCTTCAATCATATAGTTGAAATTGTGACCATAAATCTTTGTCCAAATTTCACCATCGGGATCTGGAAGAAAACGAATGATTGCCATTCCATTCCCTTTTTCATCTCTTGTCGGTGACCAGAATCTTTCATCTTTTGTGAAACCAGTTTTCTTGCCTTCTTCTTTAATCTTCTCTTTTAGTCCATCCCAATCAAATTTTAGTTTCGCCATTGCTTTTTCTCCTGTACTCTATAATAAGAGTGTTTGTAAGTTACTCCAAAATTGGAGTTTGTTATACTACTATTTATCTATTTTTGATACAATATCTGTAAATAATTCAATAAAATCATTAGCATCATCAGTTAAAACAGATAGTCCACCCGACTTCTCATGACCACCTAATGTCATGTATTTGTCACCCCATTCTGCTTGTATCTTATCTCTAATGTCTTGTAAATTAATACTATTGTTGATGTTAATTCTCATTGAAAATTCTACTTTATCACCTTCAATGTTTTTCAGTATCAGATAATAATCAAATTGGGGATAAGCAATAGTATAATGATTATTATAAGTTGCTGATGGGTTAGTGATTATCAATAACTTGTTAATGATTGTACTATGATTATTGAATGAATCTTCAACATACTTCTTTCTTTTTTTGTGTACTTCTAATGCAATTTTTTTATCTTCATGATCTAGATAAAGACCTTCCTTGAATTTAGTGAAAAATGGTACATAATCATAATGCCAAAATAAATCATTTAATGCATAAGATATAGTTTTAAATTTTGGGTCTTCTGTTTGCCATCTGTCATAAACATCTGTTGCTTCAACAAGTGTTTTTAAATTCTCTATCTTAGGATATTTCTTTACAAAGAATTCATACGTTAATAAAGCACCACATTTATTGTAATCAACAACGGAAATGAATCTATCTTTATGTAGTTTCTTTAATTCATTTATTTCATCTTCTGTATACTGAATTTGATGATGATCTATATACAGTAATTTAATTATGTTATCATAAGAAAGTATTTCTGTCAACTGTAAAAGTGTAAGATTTAAATCAGTGACAATTAAAAAACAAGGTGGTTCTTTTTTGAGTTTTTTAATGTTTTCATCAAGATAAAGATACCCCTGTGGTTTATGTTCAAATTCATGTTTATACAGGGCATTGTACATAACAATGGCAGATACTCCACCGTCAAGGTCCCAGTGAGTCCAATTAAGTATTTTCAAAATTAATCCTTCATGAACTGTTCAATTGAATTAGGCAATTTCTTGTTAGGAAAATGATTCTTCTGAATGAACTCAATTTTAAGTTTTTCGATTATCTGAGGATGCAACAATTCCACAATATCCTCGAAATCAACTTCCTTCTCTTCTGCAAAGTCAACCACTGCTTCAATATATGATTTACAAGCAGCTGCTCTTATTTCAATATTCTCATTAAATAAATCAAGCATAATGTTCCTCTTTATCAGCATTATAGAAAACGTTTTCGAGTTCGTCTTCTATTGCATCCATTATAAAATCTTCACTGTAAGGTAAATTCTTTGGTGGTGTGTAACTTAATTCAATTTTATTTTTATCTTCATTAAAAGTAATGATGATATTGACTAAAGTATTATTTAATTTTCTAATAGGTAAAGATATAGTATTAGAATCCATTATTCATCCTTAACAATAGCATCGACAGCTGCATCGAATTCTACACGTTTTTCTAGAATGGCATTCACTTTATCTTGAGCTGCTGATTCGCCTTTTTTGATAGCAATAGTTTTGAGATTGACAGCTGCTTTAAAGTTTCCTTTATTGACTTCACATTCTGCTTCTGCTATGGCGACACCTTCAACATCAATTTTTGATTCTTCAATGCAGATATCATTTTGTACGATTTGGCCTTGTTCAAGAAGTTTATTTAGGATATCTTCTTTTGTTTCGTTATTGTATTTGGTATGAAAGGTATCTTCCCATAGTTCACAAAATTTTTCGAATTTTTTAATTCCAGTATCATGGTTTACTGAGTCTTCTACTTCTGTAATTTGAATACCAAATTTTGTTCTTAGGTAGGAATTGATTAGATCATCTTGTTTTCGCATTTTATAGAAAGTGAAAACATCTCCGATATTTGTTAGAACTTTTTTAATTTTGGGATCTTCATCATCTTTTAGATTTTCGCCTTGGTAATATAAGCAATCATTAACAAGTTTAAATGCTGTTGAGTCGAATGCAAGTTTGAACATTTTTTTAAGATTAGAATATTGTGATTTATAATCTTCATCTATTCTGAGTTGTGTTTGAGCTGATTCTTCAACAGTTGATATAAAAATATCTTCATTTTTCATTTTTATACTCCTAGTCCTCTAATACCGTTTATTGATTGTGAATGTGAATTACATCTTGGGTAATTTTTGATCTTGAGTATGATCTACCCATAGTCCAACCTGTTGATCTTGAATATGATACATTGCCATATAGTCTACTATTACAAGTATCTTCTTTATGATAATTAGTTAATATCATTTTGACCATAACCTTGATCTTATTAATGAACGGCGCCAGTATCTTGTTTTCGTATTACACATTGATTTTTCATAAAAAACAAACATAAAAGTTCTGCAAGAATCTTTTTTATACCGGTTATGATAATTCATTAATATCATAATTGAATTCCTGATCTTACATCTGACATAAAATCTCCTTAAACGTTTATACTTTCATTTATAATAGCATTTAAGGAGATTTTTGTCAAGAATTATTTTAAACTAAGACCATTTGTTTTGTAGCGTTCTGTTAGAGGTGAGGAGATATCTTTGCCTTTGAAAAGATGATCAAATAATTCAATATATCTTTCGATTATCATTGAACCATTATTTTCATATGTGAAATTATCGTGAACGAATTGCCATGCATTTTTTCTAAGTCTATCACGTTCTGATTTGTCATTAATTAATTGATCAAATGCTTCATTCCAACCCCTTTTATCATGAGTAACAATTAATCCCGTTTCATTATGATCAATACTGTTATCATATGGATATTGTGATCTAGCAATAGTAGGAACAGAACAACCAGAATATTCAAGAAATTTTAGATTAGATTTACATTTGTTAAACATATTGTTTTCAACTACTGCAAACCCAATATCAAGATTAAGATTAAAAAGAAATTCTAACCAATTATCAGCATCAACCCATCCATGTACTTCATGAACAAAACCTTTTACATAATTAGGAGCAAAACCAGAGAAGATGATTTCAACATCTTTTTTGTTTATTGTTCTATCACGTAAGTATTTAATTAATTCAGCTGGAAATTCAAATGCATGAGTATATGATCCTGCCCAACCAATTCTTAGTTTTTCATTGTTAATCATTTCTTTATAAGCATATGTTGAATGTATCATATTAGGTACAACTACAACATTGGGATTCCATTTAGAAATATATTCACCTAATGGAATTGTTGAAGTTGTTACAGCATCAACAAGTTTTACAATTTCTGTCATTCTTCTTGTGATTTCTTTTGGGTAATAACGATGTGCAAGATTTCCTGAAGGGATCTCCCAAATATTATCATCCATATCAAGAACAATTTTCTTCCCTGCTTGTTGCATTGCGGGGATCCATTCTAAGAAGAATTCGTGATTAATTCTTTGAACAAAGATAACATCTTGGGTTGCTAATCTGGGATCATTAGGTGGAAATCCCATATTATAGACTAGGTTATTGAAATGATTTTGTAGATATTGTGCGGGACTTTTGCATCTGGCGAAACCGCACCCCGTACTATCTGAAGAAGTCATATAAATTTTAAGATCTTTGTATTCGTTATTATACTGAGTAGTATTCTTCATTAATTAATGCTCCATTCTTTTTCATTATCATATATTTAAAATTAAAACCCTCAATTATACATTGTTCTTGTTTTAATTTTGTTCTTTCTTTATCAGCACGTATTGTCCATGTTGATTTAACTTCAATAATTAAATTATCTTTAGGTATGAAAAAATCGGGGAAATATCTTCTTACTTTATCTTCATAAACATACAAAATTTTAGGTATTAATTGTTTATCGAATATTATTTCATCTTCAGTATATTTAGTTAATAATAAATCTAATGCTACATTTTCGTATCCCTGTAATTTAATTATTTTGCCAGAAGGTAAAACATAATCTTTAAATTTATAACGTTTTCTTAACATTTTCTCAAAATGAATCGGATCTTGTGGAAGATGTTCAAATCCGCATCTTGCAAGATTGTTTTTCATTGTAATTTCTTCATAAATTATTTTATCATAATCTTCTCCATATTTTTCAATTTTGCTAACCTTTTGTTTTTCTTTAACCCAATCTAATTGATTTGTGGATTTAACACCATATTTTTTCATCATTGCATTTTGTAATATATCAACACGTTGATATATGTTTTCAACACCATATCTTTCTAACATTGTCTGTTTTTGTAATTCCAAATTTACATAATTTTCATCACCATATTTTTCTAATCTAGTCTGTTTAGATTTAATATTCGCATTTAAATCTTTTATTTCTTTATCAGTGTTTCTTGTTTCTAATTTTTTCTTTTTAACTGTTTCTAGGTGAGAAATATTACTAACTCCAAATTTTTCCATTAAATTTTTCTTTTGTGTAATTGCAGATTGCTTTACTCTGCATTCAAAAGAACACGTTTTTTGATTTTTATTATAACGTTTGATTTTAAATTCTTTACCACAGATTGTACAAGTCAACATAGATTATCTCCCATAAATATGATATGACAGGGACAGCAGTTTCTCCCTACTGTTTCTAGTGTGTTGGTAGCACCTAGATTACCTGTTCATACTTATTTATAAGAAATTTATTTGAAGGATTTTTTACAACCGGTGGAGTCAGAGCTAGTCATAAAGATCTTTAAATCTTTATATTGATTATCAATCATTAATTTTTATTCCTTCATTAATTAGTTTTTAACTATGTAGTAATTTAGAACTTTCGTTTATTGTCATAGTGTAACATTGTTGACATACTGAAAGATGTTTTGTAAAATTACCTTCAGTTACAGTTACAGTTAGAGGTGAAGTTGTTATTGTTGAACCACAAACTTGGCAGATTTGCACTAACATTTATTTCTCTCTTGTAATTTTAGATTTTCTATTGCTAGAATTGCTTGATCATATTCTTTATTATCAATAAGATAGATAATATCTCTTATTTCGGTTATGTGTTGTTCTTTCTTTATCATTTACTTTCCCTTCCTTCTATAATCATTTTTTCTAATTCATTGTAATTTATAATTGTGTAATGATGTAATATATGATCAATAACATTTTGATTGACAAGATAGGTATTTTTATCAGTGAATATTCTTGTTTTCAATATAAAGGATGAAGGATCAATTATAGAATGTATTTTAGTTATTTCTTCATCTATATTACATTTATAAAAAGTTTCTTGAATAC